ACATAACCCCAAGGGTTTGTGCTGAAGTTGTGTCACCAGTTGCAATTGCTTTGCTGATTGTTGGCAATTGACCTGTTGCACCAGTGATGTACACCACAGTGCCTTTGGTCAATGTTGCGCCAGTGGTATTTCTGACTTGGCAAATGACATTGGTAGTCGATGTCGCAACAGCAACACTCAAATCTGCAATACCAGAAGCAGTTGATACAGTCACACTTCCATCATTGGATGTGATTGAACCAATTGCATTGACATTGGTGTAAGTCAGATTAACAGCACCAGTTTGCCCATTAACAGATGTGACTAGATTGGTCTGGTCAATCTTTTGCCAAGCAGAGCCGTTATAGATTGCCCAATCGCCTGCTACCCAATCAGTGATTCCATTGAGATTGGTTGAACCAGATACGCTGACAACATAGTACCAGTTAGTTGTTCCAGTGCTAGATGCTAGAGTAGGCGTGTTTGTAGATGCGTTCCAAGTCCCTTTGTATGTCAATCCACCTGTGATGGCATTGATCTGGTTTTGCAGGGAGGTTAGAGTATCAAGTACATACTGAGAAGTACCGCCGCCATTAGTAATGACTTTGATGCGTTCAGCAATATCCAGAGGAACAACCTCACCAGCATTAACTTCACGACCATTATCAAAAACGATGATAAGGCTACCATCAAAATCAATGCGAGCAGAGGCAATACCAACGCCGTTAGCGCCATCAACTCCATCACGCCCAGGAACACCATCTCGTCCTGCTGGCCCTGTTGCGCCTGTTGGCCCTTGTTTTCCATCGCGTCCATCTTTGCCATCTTTGCCATCCCGTCCATTTTGAATAGAGGCAACTTTGCTTTGAATTTCACCATTCAACTGAGCAAACTTTTGCTCCATGTCAGACTTGATCTTCTTCAAGCCCTGGACAACAAGTTCAGCCCCTTTACCAATGGACTCGCTCTTGGCCTTGGCAATCTTTTCAGCCGCAGATTGTTGCAAAGCAGTAATGATTTCCATCTGCTGTTCAGCAGATATTCCATCAATTCCTAGCTTACGCTCAAGATCAGAAATGTCCATTTAGGTCAATTCCTTGGAAAGACGATTGAGAAATTCATCTTCAACGCTAGACATTTTGCCCTTCTTGTCAGCCATTTGCAACTCAACAATCTTGGACTTGTTCTTAATATCTGCTTCCTTGAGCATCAATTCAGCAATCTTGACCCGCTTGTCAAACTCCCTTGAACCAGCATCATCTTGGTTTGGCAGATTTTTGGTCATCGCTGCCATGTTCTTGGCCTGGATTTCTTGTGGCATCAACTGAGTTTCAACTTGCAACTTCTGAGCCTCAGCACGATTTTGCTCGGCCTGGGTGGTTTGTACCGCAATCTGAGCCTGTGCCGCTTGCAACGCCAGTTGTTGCTGAAGCTGGGCAATTTGTTGTGCCTGTGGGTCAGGTTGGCTCATCTTGTCCAACTGCGCCATAAGTTCATAGCGGTTTGTCAAAGAAGAATTAGCCAAAATACCCTTGAGAATCAGAGGCAAAACAGGGGTATTGGGGCCAAGGGTTTGGAGCAACCCAATGAACTGCTGTTGTTCGTACTCTCGGGCAATGATGCCCAAAGTAGCGGTAGGCACAAAGGTCATGTCCACAGAGGGATAACGCTCTGGGTCAAATTGCATATACCTGAAAGCCGCCTTCTGAATGAAGGGAATCAGGAAATCTTCTTGGAAATTGACCAAAGTACGCTTGTACTTCTTGATGATGGATGCCACTGCCATTGACATACCACCCTGAGAGCCATCCCGAGAAACTTGGGAAACCATGCCCTGAGAATCCAAAGTTCCAGTGGATTGCAGGAGCATTCGTTCAAAATCTTTGGCAGTATTTAGGTTATTGCCATCAGTCTGCCCAAACTTGAAGGGATACAGAATCTCTGAAGGTGCGCCATTGGTGAGAATCGCCTTCCCAGGCTTGACTTCAAACTTAGCACCACGGGGCAGACGGGTTGCATCCATTGCAATCATGGGGCTAGTGGTTAACGCCAATGAATCCAAGTGCGAACGAATCTGAGCATCAATGGCTTTTTGCATATTGAAGGCTTTTTCCACTGTGCCACGGCCCAAAAGACGATTAGGAACAGTATCATCTTGATAAGCCAAGACGGGTCTGTCCTTCATCATGTAAGGATTTGCCTCTGCTTTTAGCAATAAACCATCGTTGGCAATGACCACAATGGCCTCAACCATGTCTGTATAGTCTTCAGCCGCTGAATTTTCAGGAAATAACTCAACAACTTCTTTGCTTTCTTTGAGGTTTTCCAAGTATTCACGAGGAACCAAGCCGTAATATGTCAGCAAAAGCACCTTTTCGTCCTGGTACTGGCTAACCTCTTGGGTAGGCTCTAAATCAGTGTCTTCGTAGGTGGGCGTTATGTCTACTTTGCGGTAGATTCCACGCTCAATGCCTTCAACAATCTTGTGAATCGAGATGTATTTCTCAATTGCCACGCCCATGCAGTCATCAATGGATGTGCCATTAGGGTCAAAAAGGAAGTTTTTTGGGTTTACAGGTGAAATCTTGACCGCAATTCGGTCTTTTTCCACAACCCCAATAGCCGCCTGACCCATTTGGCCTGGAATTGGCTGTGTAGAGGGCACATACTGTTTTTCAGTCTTGACGATGATCTCGCCAATGCCTGTGCCGTAGATTTCTGCCATCAACTCAATCTGGTCAATGGATTTTCTGATCTTGTCTCGCTTGAAATCTTCCATTAACTGGGCTTTGATGATGCCCACATCAATGGGATTGTTGTTCACATCCCGAATATCGTCTTGAATATCAAAGAACTCACCTTGCCCAAAGATAGCTTCCATGATCTCAGCATGGCGGGTTTCTACGGCTTGTTGGGTGGCAGGAGTTACGATGCGTGAACGCTCAGATTCACGGGTTTTATCTTCGGATGCCCACTGGCCTCGGAAGATTCGCTCATATTCAAGCCAATCGGGGAGGAAATTGGTGTCTCGGTAGTCGCGCCAGCGTTGGCAATGGTCAACAACAAAATCAGTCAGTTCTTTGTCTGCCTCTGTCGGCTCGTAGAACTCGTTTTGCTCTAGCTTTTCTTGCTTATTTGTTGCCATTAAACCCCCGATATGATGTCTACAGGCTCCCATTCATCATCTTCTTCGCCCTCAAAGTAAGATGTGACCGCCAGTTGGTCAATATAACTCAGGGCATCGGGTAGATCGTCATGTACGCCATTGGCAGGAAACATCAAGAGTTGATCGGTAAATACATCCCAATCTTCTTCAGAGTTCAGCACAATTCGCCCATGCTCAAACCGCCCTTGGAGGCTCCAGATAATCCTGTCAGCCTTTTTCCTGTTGCCATGCGTTAGGTCAACTATGTGCGAATATACATTATTTTTCCGCATCAAGTCACTGAGATAGGGCAAAACAGCGTTTTTCAGTGCCCCACGCTCAATTCCTACCGAAATTGGCCTGTAATCCCGCATTTTCATCAAGATTTTAGCGGCAGTCTCCCGAATGTCCCACCTCCCGTGGTCAATCTCTTTGACAAACCACTTGCCATCATCAGTGACTTTGACCACCGCAATAGCCGATTCATCTAGCCTTTTCTTCGTGTTAGCAGCTTGTTTAGCCACTTCTTCAAACCCTGCCAAGTCGATTGCAATGAAGTAACTACCATACTCAGGTTCCACGCCATATTTGATCCATTCCTCTCTAAAAACATCGCTTCCAGCATTGTCAAACGATGCCATGTATTCCTGCTTGAAGGCAAAAGAACTCAGGGTTTTTTTGGCAGCTTCAATCTCCCCTGGGTCTATCAATGGGTTGTCTTTGGTGGTGAAATGCCAGGATTTCCAATCAGGGTCATCATCGGTCTGCCCTAGTTTGAACAGGTCATAGAACCAGTTGCGCCCCTTTGGAGTGCCGATGAATATGGCTCTGCCCTTTTTGTCTGACAAAGAAGCCCTGATAACTTGTTCCCAGGCTTCAGGCTTAATGTCCGCAACCTCGTCTAGTACCGCATAGGTCAAAGATACACCACGCAAGGTATCAGGTCTATCAGCACCACGAACATAAATCTTTGCGCCATTGATGGTGGTTATATCCATGTTGTTGATGTGGCTCGACTGAATCACATCACGCCCAATCTCCATCAAAACATCCCAGATAATTTGCCGCGCCTGTCCATTGGTGGGAGCCACATATAGAACTGCACTTCCTGCTGGGCAACGCAATGCTTCGATGATGAGTGTGGTTGCCGCTAGTCTTGACTTCCCACAACGCCTACCAGCCGCCACAACCTTAAACCTTGTTTTGTCAGCAAAGACAGTCTGTTGCCAAGGCAGGAGCGCAAAGTTAAGGTCAGACATTTTTGGGTTCTATATCTTCAGCTTCTACTGTATTGTCACCAATGGTCACGCCACCAATGCCACTGATTGTGATGTTGACAGCAGAACGCTGTTTGCCTTCTTTCTCAAACAAGCTGACAGGAAGCATCCTATCCATACACAGTTTGAGCATAGCGGCTTGGGCAGGGTGTTCGTCATTCATGGCAATCTCAATTGCTTTGTGAACAACATTGGAACCTGCACTGTTTATCAGGAGGTCTTTGAGTTCTTTGATGCGCTGAACTTCAGTCTTGGGTAGAAGTGCAGTTGGCCTATCGGCATAGGTAGTCATGGTGAACTTCTTGTTCACAGACCCCTTGGGCCGCCCTTTTTTCTTCAGGTTGTTTGGCAGTGCATCAATCACATTCATACTTTACCCAGTTAAGGAAGTAGTATAGGTTGTTGGTGGCCCTAAGCGGCTCCAGGCGCTGGTACATCCTAACGGGCAAGCCCTCTCACTGTGCTTAAGTACCTTGCTTTCACCAACACGGCTGGGGACTGAGAAGCCTGCACAGTGCAAGGCGGGAATTACCCGTTTTGACTTTCCCTCGCACCCTCGGAATCGAACCAAGCAGTCCCCATGCGTCTTGGCGCTCGAAATGTAACTTACTTTGTTTTGTTTGACAAGTGGGGTAAACCCTTATACAATCTCACCATCTGTTCGCGCCAGATCAAGCCTTTTAGAAGTGGTACAGCCCTGGGGATACTCAGGGGCGCGACTGTATCACCCCTAAAGGGCTTTTTTCATGGAAATCGAACTTACGCCAGAAGAACAAGCAACGAAACGCAGGATCACAAACCTTAAGGTGGCAATCCACCATTGGAAAGGCAGTATTTCAGACGCTGCGCTTGGTTTGGCAGTGGAGAAGAAAGGTCTTACAAATCAACTGTCTATTAGAAAACAAAAGCGCAAGGAACGAAAGAAGGCTCAAAAGACTTTAAATTCGTTTGACAAGGGTTTTCTTTTCTAATACATTGTCAACAAATGGGTGTCGGTACAGCTACCCGACTCAACAGAGGGCGAACCTGCAAACCCCTGTTATGACCGCAGAGAAGCTAAGTAGAGAACTTAGAGTAAGCCTAGAAGTAGGCTCTCCCTGTGGCAGACACCCAAGCAGCTATCTGCTAACTTTTTAAGCACCTGACATACCTCGGGTAGCCACTCCGTGCCCAAATGAAACTTGTCATCCAGCTAAAGACAAGACTACCCTAAGCCCAAGCTAACTCCTTTCCTTACCAAAGTCCAAGGTAAACCTAGGTAAAAAAGGTAAATTGGCTTTTGGTGTACGGGGGGAGCACCACAAAATTCTCTCACCACCAACCACCCCCTCCCCCCCTACAATGTTGCGCTACCACAACACATGGTAAACACTTAAGGGTAAACACTTAGGGGAAAACGAGTAAGGGTAAACCCTAATAGGACAAACCCTGAGTTAATTAACCGACCGGTCGGTCGGGTAATAAATGTCATCGAAGCACCATTCTGACGACACTTCAACGACACTTTACAAAACCCATCAACTAGCAGTTATTTCACAATGTGGAATAAATTATAGTTACATTTCAGATGGTGGGATATTATATAAGGGTAAACCCTTGTAAGGGTTATTACTAGGTCTTATAAATCAATGAGTTACAGCAACTGGCATGAAAATTCCATGCTATAGGTATGAGAGGGCAAGAAAAACCTCTCGATCATCAATCAACTTAATAGGTGTCACAATGAAAGAATTATTGCTTTATGGCCTTGAGCAAGGTGAAACCCGCGAATACATGGAAACCCTGTTATTGAGCGGCGCTAAGACAATGGCGGATATTGAGCGGGTTATCAAGCTGGCAACCGATGCGGGCTTCCATTCTTTCCGCGTTGCAACTTATAGCGGCGAAGCGCCGAACTTTGCAAAAACAATCAATGTTTAAAAGGTGTCAGTATGAAAAATGAAATTCAATTCAATACTGTCTTAAACGACAACGGCAACCCAATCGGGTACGATGTAACTGGCATGGTCATGGTTGACAATGAGCAAACGCCATTAGGGTTTTCATGCTTCTACTTTGAAAAGGCATTTAATGAGCTTTGCTACTGGGCCAAACAATGCCCAAGCGCGGAAATCACATATACAACTAGCTCACTTTGAAAGGCTTAACCATGCGTGAATCTATCCTTGACCTTACCCTTGCCCTTGTCCTGGGCCTTGCCTTTGCAGTCCTTGCATTGGCCTACTTCGATGTTCTTTTTATCTGAGAGGTGTTAAAAATGAGAACCACAGTCGATCAATTTCACATTATGCGCGGCCATGTTGCTGATGGTTGCGTTATTGTTGCACCAAGCGGAAAAGAATTTACCCTAAAAAATACTTTGAAGGGCTGGCAGGTGCATGATTTAGATGGAAATCAAATATCTGGATATCTTCCCTCTGCTGATGATGTTACATATTTTGTTGTGAATGGGCTTTATAGTTCCTAAAACCACAGACTGCAAACCCTTGTCTTAGGGGTTTGTGGCCTGGGCTTTTCCAGGGTTTCACTTCAGAGGCTTTAACATGAAACAAAGATACATTCCCCAAGGTTACACATTGATCGCCAAAGATGAGCGATTCGGGTTTGAGGTTTATCAATCAAACGGCCCTCGCATTGTTGCAATGGCATTTGGGGGAAAGCGCACCAAACCCGATTGGCATTTTCAATTCAAAGATGAAACCCGATTGAAGGCCAAAATTGAGGAAACCTTACAAGGTTTTATGGAATGGAATGAGCGCAAGGCCAAATACAAAGCAGAGCGCACAAAGCCCCACAATGTCCAAGTGGGAGACATTTTTAGGGCTTCATGGGGTTATGACCAAACAAACATTGACTTTTATGAATGCACCAAAGTAATTGGGGCAACCATTGAAATATGTGAAATTGCTCAAATGAGCGAAGATAACGGCTTTATGGCTGGGGAATGCGTACCAAGCCAAGGGCACTACATTGGCAAACCCATGCGGAAAAGGGTTTCAATGTCTGGAGACACGCCTAGCGTAAAAATTTATAGCTTTGCAAGCGCCTATCTTATGAAACCAATTGCAAAAATTGGCAACAAACCATTGTTTGAGGCATCACATTGGACGGCATACGCATGAATGCCCCAGAATTTCCACAATATCAAAACAAA